GTGCCGTTGCTGTTGGCAGAGGCTGCCAGCGTGAAGCTGTTGCCCGTGGTGCCGGCGGTGTCGAACTGGATCTCCAGCCGGTCGTCGGCCGTATTCGCAGTGTAGGTGCACTTCGAGATCTGCGCATCGGCCGAGCCGTTGAGATCGCTCGCGAGCGCCGTCAACGTCGCATCGATGCTGACGCCGATTTGCGTCTGGTTGGCCGCGGGTGTCCCCGTTACGAACGTCCAGGCCACACCGTTCAGGGTGATGGTGCTGTTCGGCGCCGGCTGGCCGGAGAAGGCGATCTGTCCCGACGCCTTGGTCTGCGTCACCGTCGGATCGCCGAATAGCCCGGTGAGCCAGAAGCCCGAGCCACGGAGATCGAGCGGTATCTCGACCTTTCCCTCGTCGGTGATCAGCCCGCGGTAGGGGTCCTGGGCGTTGCGTCCCCGGCCCAAGAGCGGGTCGTCGCCGAGCGGCTGTTCGCTCGACAGATCCGTCGACTTGAAGTCGAGCGAGCGATAACCGCTGAGCGGGGCGACTCCGTAGCTGGTCTCGCGGCAGGCGAGCAGTGTCGCGTCGCCGCCGTAGGCGCGCACCTTGGGCATGTCAGGCTCCGTGGTAGTGGGAAGTCAGGCGGCCAGCGGATCGCTGACCAGATACTCGACGGTCACGGCGATGCGGGCGGCGAGGATAGGCGCCGCGCCATCAATGGAGAGCATCGAGACCTCCGGCGCGCTGCAGCGCAGGGTCTCGGCGAGGGCGCCGAGGGTGCGGTCAACAGCGAGTGCCGTTCCGATTTCGACAAGCAAGGCGTCGAGCACCGCCTCACCGCCGCCACCAAGCGTCTGCGTCACGAATGCTTCGAGCTCGGCGCGGTGGCTGTAGAACTCGGTGCGCGGATTGAGCGTCACATCCGGCTCGCCCGGATCGCCGTCGCGCAGGATCACCAGGCCGCCCGTCGGCACGCTCGCAGGCAGCGCCTCGTTACGCTTGACGGTACCGCCGCCGATGAGCTGGAGGCGGTCGAACAGCGCCGAGAGCACCTGCTCACGCATGGATGGCATGGCTACCCCGCTCGTGGTTTATCTCGCCTTGCGATCGGCGCTCTGTTACATTATTGCAATGCAGCAATTCCGTGCTGCAGTTGCATGAAGAAGCGTGGGACGACAATGGCGTTTTTGACCGAACTGGGAGAGGTCCTGCACGAAGAGCATTTCCGCATTCTCTCGCTGATATGTGGCCTGGAGAACCGTATCATCGGCGCCGAGGGACGGCGGCCGATCGACCCGAGACTCAGGGACGAGAAGGAGCATCTTCAGGCGCTCATCGTCTCTCTCGACCAGATCATCGACCATAACGCCTTCGAGGAAGCGGTACTGTTCCCACTCATCTGCGCGCGAGGCGGCGGCGAGCTGGCGTCGCTCCTGACCCACGAGCACGTGATCATCGGGCCGCTGGCGAAGCGTGTGCGTGGGATCGCCGCCAGGATCCTCGAGGATGGTATCGATGCCGGCCGCTGGGCGGAGTTCCAACGTGCCGCAACCGACCTCGTCGCCGAAATGATGGCGCACCTGCAGAAAGAAGAGCTGACGGTGGTCCAACAGCTGCGGGCCTTTCTCGATAAGGACACCGATCACCGTCTGGCGCTCAGACACTGTGCCGAGCGGCCGCGGATCAAGATTGCTTTCCAGCAGGCGTCGTAGGTCGGAGACCCGCTACGCAGATCCAAACCAATGCCGCAGCACCAGCTGCGGCAATATCCCAATCCACTTCTCTCCAGCGCCGTCGACGTCGAGCCGCTTCCGCACGGTCACCTGCGGCACCAGGATGAACAACGGGACGGTGGTCCTGCCCGATAATCGCGAGTACGCCGCTCCTTGGCGACGGCCGATGTTCACCGCCGCGCGGCCCCGCTTGGTCAGCCGAGCGTTATCGGCCACCAGCAAACTTGGGCTGCCCCTGCGGTACACGAACCGCAGCCGCACGCCGTGGATGCGCTCCCACGCGCCGGGCGTGATCTTCCGCCGCCCATCGCCGAAGCGGCCGGCGGCCGGCGTCGGGATTGCGAGGAACAGGCCCTGTTTCGAGCGGATGACGCCCCCTTCAGCGTACAGCCGCACGATCCCCGGCGCCTTCGACCAGACGTACCCGGCGGCACCGATGCTCGGCTGGCCCTTCGGATACAACTCGCTGCGCCAGGTGTTGGCAAGGCGCGTACCGAGCCCGGCCCCGGTGACCTGCCGCCGCAGCTCGCTCTTCAGGCCATCGGTCGCCTCGCGGATGCCGGCGGTGACCGCCCGCTCGGCTGCGGCGAGTTCGGCCTTCAGGAGCGCGTTCAGATCGCCCTGAATGGCTGTTCCAAGTCGCATACAGCGCCCCACAACGTATTGAAAATCGTTCACAGATGGAAAACATATCGTTGAGTGTCGTTATTCCCGTACCATTCAGGGTGCCGACGTGCTGATTAGATTTCTTGCTGCGCTTGCCGTGCTGGTAGTTCTGTCTTTTCAAGGTCCGACACTGTCGGCCGCCGAGGCGCCACGCATCCTGATCGTGGCGACTTCCCACGCCGAGGTCCCCGGCTCAAGCAAGAAGACCGGCCTCTGGCTGTCGGAGTTGATCGACCCCTACTGGGTGTTCCGTGACGCCGGTGCCGATGTCCGCATTGCGACGGTCATGGGCGGGGCGGCACCGATCGATCCGCGTAGCGGTGATTCGAGCGACCTGTCCACGGCGTTCCGGAACGATGCTGCGGCAATCGCCAAATTCACCGAAGCCCCGTCTGTCGATCGGATCGATCCCACCGGCTTCGATGCCGTTTTCTTCGCGGGTGGCCACGGCACAATGTGGGATTTCGCGGAAAACGCGACGATTGCCCGGATCGTCAGTGAGTTCGTTCGCAACGGCAGGGTCGTGGCTGCGGTTTGTCATGGCCCGGCGGCGCTGTTGTCGGCGACGGACGTTAACGGCCGGCCGGTGGTCACTGGCAAACGGATCACTGCCTTCTCCAATCGCGAAGAAGCCGCTGCCGGTTGGACCGGCTTGGTGCCTTATTCGCTGGAGGATCGCCTGAAGTCACAGGGTGCGAATTTCGATGCGGCCGGGGTCTTCCGCGACAACGCGGTGCGGGACGGCGTCATTGTCACCGGGCAGAACCCGGCGTCGTCCGAGTCGGCGGCCAAGCTCGTTCTGGAAGCGCTGCATCAGAAGTCCGGCGCCACGACCAACTGAAATCCCGTCAGGCCGGCCGGGCCTCGATCGTCCAGACGATCTGTTCGGGATCGCGCATCGGTTTGCCCTGGATAACGTAGACCGTATCGTCCAGGTCGAAGGTGTCGCCTTCGGCTGGTGTCGCGACCGCTGATACGCGAACGTCGATGATCAGCGTTTCGGCGACGATGCGCGTCTCGCCGAACTCGCCGACGCGATCCGGCCGACGGACGATGACCCGAACCGGCACACCGGGATCGGCGCCACCGGCGCGGTAGACGGCATCGACGCCAAGGTTCGGATCGACGAACAGCGCGTCAATCGCCGCGGTGAAGACGGTTGCTACCATCGGCGCCAGTGTCCCATTAAGCTGGAGGCATCCCTGCCGCTGGACGGACGACCTTTCCCGTGAGCGTGAGCGTCTACACCATCGGTCACTCGACCCGTCCGATCGGCGACTTCGTTGATCTGTTGCGAGTCGAAGGGGTGACGCTGCTGGCCGATGTCCGACGGTTTCCGCGCTCGCGCCGCCATCCGCAATTCAACATCGAATCCTTGCCCGCGGCCCTGGCAGACAGCGGGATCGATTACCGCCACTTCGAAGCCCTCGGAGGACGCCGCAAGCGGACCCTGACGGACGACGCCTCGCCCAACACCGGATGGGAGGTGGAGGGCTTTCGCAGTTATGCCGACTACGCGATGACGGCGCCGTTTCGCGACGCCCTCAATGCCTTGATCGGCCTGACGCAAAGCCAGCTGCCGGCGATCATGTGCGCGGAAGCGCTGTGGTGGCAGTGCCACCGCCGCATCATCAGCGACTATCTGCTCATTGCCGGCATCGGCGTCGTCCACATCCTCGGGCCCCACGAGACGAAGGCCGCCGAACTGACACCGGGCGCCGAACCGCAACCGGACGGCGCCATCCACTATCCGCCGCCACAGCCGCGGCTCCTCTGAGGAAGGTCAGTTGCTGGAGGTGATCTTGACCGCGAGGCGCGGGCGCTTGTTGACCGGCAACACCGAGGCCTCGGTCTTCACCTCGATGGCGCTGCCATCGGGGCGGGCCAGCTGACGGGCGTACATCGGCAGGCCGATGGTGTTGACCGTCTCGATCAGGTTGGCGGGAGCGCCATAGGTGACGAAGGTATCGAGCGTGCCGAGCGGGAAGGCGATGCCCTCGCCGGCCGGGACCAGCGTCTCGGTCGAGCCGGTCGAGAGCGTGACCGTGGCGTTGTACTCCTCGAAGACGATGCCGGCGAAGGGGAAGCGCCGCCGCGTGTCCTCGCGCAGCGGCTGAGCGCCGGTCGAGGAGAAGTACTTGTAGGCGTCTTCGACCTTGGCGTGGCCGATCAGCTTGTCGAAGAACTCGGGACTGACCAGGGCCAGGACCCCCGACATCGTCTCGCCCTTCAGCTCGGTCTCGATCTTGCGCAGCACTTCACGAATCTTCGCCTGCACCTGGGTGCCGGCGGTGCCGAGAACGAAGTCGACCGACTGCTGGGCGAGGCCGAACTCGGTGAAGTAATTGTAGAGGGTGGTGCCGGCGCCGTCCTTGACGATGCCGCGCAGCGCATTGACCTCCATGTACTCCCGGGTCTGCGCGTGCTTGACGCGCATGCGGGTGAGCTTGCGCTCCATCACTGTCGTTAGCGGATCGGCGGCATCGCTCATCCCGAAGCCGCGCACCCCCTGGATGTCCTGCGGCGTGATCGCGTCGTCGTGCGGGATCCACGGGATGGTGAACGAGCGCATCGAGCGCAGATCGCGGTTGGCGACGGTCGCCGGGCCGCCGAGCGGGACGGTGGGCAGCAGGTTGAGCACGCCTTCCGCCTGCTCGATGACGACGCTTCTTTGGGTCACGCCCTCGAAGCGGAACAGGCCCATCTGCCCGAGCCGGCTGTAGACGTTGGGCAGGATGTTGATGGCCTCGGTCATCTCGGCGAGCGTGTAGCCGCCCGCGTCGAACGGGTTGATCATCGTAACCATGGTTCGGGATTCCCTTTGATCAGGCGGTTTCGCGGGCGACGAGGCCGAGGCTGGCGAGCTGCGTATGCTTGGCCGTCTTCTCCGCCGGCTGATCGACCGAGGCATCGAACGCCAGTGCGGCCTTGGAGAGGATGACCGGGCCACGGGCGGCGATCAGGCCGGTCTTGTCGGCGCCGCTGGCATCG